GCGCTCCCCCTTCTTCGAAGTCCAGATTTCGGGGATACGCATGTGTTGAAAGAAAAATTCTTGCAGCATCTTTGGGGAATTGGCTTTGAGGGGCTTGTCCCAGACGGCATAAGCAAAACGATTAAGCAAGCCAGTAAGGCGCTGAATTTCGTCAGTAAGGTGCGCAATGCCTTTTTGGCGTTCGTATGTGTCAATGCGGAAGCCTCGCTGCATCATGTCCATGACAGGCGCTTGTAACGCACGTGTGAAATTGTAAATGCGAGGGGCGGGGCCGATTGCGCGGATAGCGTCGAGCACTTCGTGCGTGATGCAGCAATCAAGGCCGTTGTAAAGCTGCTCGTTCTCCGCAAGCACTACGCCTTCTTGCAAAGTGGACGTGTCGATGATGGGCATTAAAACACCATTCCGCAAGCAACAAACAACAACCAAACGGCGAGTGCTTTTTCAGAACCAGTCACAATGTAATAAGACATCGGAACAAATGAGAGGATGAGCGGTGAAAGCATCAGAGCGTTCCTTTCGTGTGCAGATGGTTGAATATTCTGCGCCATGCGTAGCTCCTTACAATACTTACAATGGTGAATATGGCTGTGAGTGAGAGGTTTTCTTGGAGGGAAGGGTGTAGGTTGAACCATGGAAACACCAGCCATTGCGTTAAAAGGGAAGTTAGAAATCCAGTCAAAGTGTTTAGGAGTGCTTCGAAAAAGGAATGTTTACGACTCTGCATTTAGTCATCCTTCTTCATCTCCGTGATCTTTTTCCCACGCATTGTTTTCCACGCGGGTTCGGAAGTATAAACGCTGCCAAGAAAACCCAGCCCCTTTTGCATTTCAGGATAAAGGGCGTGGTGGTAAAGCATTGTATCTTCGAGACAAGAACGCGGACGATAACCTTCTTTCATAAGATATTGCAAGTCGTAAAGTCCGTTCTGGAAGATTTTAACAACGAACGGGTTTTCGAGAATGCTCCGCACCACGTTTCTAGCGTCCTTTTCAAGCGCGGCGCTGCCCCAATAGTTTCCACCTTTCGCGCGATCCCAGAACGGCACGACCATTGCGTTTTCAGCATCGGCGCTAAACCCAACCATCTCGATCATGCCGTATTTTGTCTCGATGTCGCAGGCGCTTTCTGTGCGCACATGGCGTTCGATCCAGTCTTTGCATTCTTGAATTGTCGGGTTGACCAAAATGCGTCTGGAGGGCCGTTTGATTTCCGAAAACTCGCCTTCCCGTTTCGCCTTCATTAAATCCGCGAGAGTGATCGGGCGGTTGGCCCAATTACGCAAGACTGCCGCAGGGTGATAGGTCGGGAGGACTTTGCCGCCAGCAAGAGTTCCTGTTGCCACTGTCCCGCGTAGGCTTCCAAGACCATTAGTGCCAAGCAAAGCCCAACAAGCTGTAGCCCCCAAAGCGACAGTGATATTAGGGCGAACTTCTTCCAATTCGACACGGAGGCGCTCCAGTTCTGACAGGTATTCGGGTTTTAGGTATTGACCGACTTTGCCGAGATGCGGATGCGGATAGTCTTCGCCGCACTCAGCTTTTTTGCAACAAAGCGCGGTGAAGTCGCCGTTCGGTGGACGCAGCGCCAACACATTTGTTAGAAAGCAATCTTTGCGAGCAATCCCTGCTTCTTTCAACATGCGAGTCAATTCTTGCCCGCTGTATCCTTGGAAAGGTTTGCCGACCATTGCCTCTTGCTCGCCCCACTGATCTCCGACGAACGCGATCTTTGCGTCTTTCGGGCCAGAAGAATGAGCGAATGCTGGCGCTGCGTTGTGCATGTTACTGCTGCTTTACGGTTAATGCTTTGACGAGCCACATGCAGCCTTCTTCAAAAGCTGTCGCGGCATTTCCAAACAGTCGTTCTTCTTCGCGGAGAAGCACGGTGTCTGGTTTGTCAGGCGTCATGTTGTAACAATAGTCGATCAACTCTGCGCACAGACGTTTTGCTTCTTTCACGTCAGCTTGCTCGGAAGGGTTGAAGGACTTGCGAACGATCTTTTCGCCGTAGGTAAGTTCAGGCATTAGCGGTTTTCCTCTGCCACAATCGCCAGCAGCAGCAGGCTGTAAACAACCATGTCGTCGATGCGATCACGGATGGGCTCGGAACGATTGCGGTTTTTGTTTTCACGAACGTCCTTCACATACTGCGTGATGGTGTCGATGTGCTTGCCAGCAAGAAAGAACCACGCGGTTGACATGGGAACGCCCTGCTGATCCGCCAGTCTCCGAAAGTTCGCCAAAATATCAGCCTTGTCGCCGTATTCCGCGTTCTTCGTCGCAAACAACTTTTCGGCCCGCTTCATAGCGTCAGCGATGATGGTAAGCTGCGGGTTGCTATTCGTGACGACGTTCGGGGCTTTGTTCATAGAGGGCTCCTTTGTGTTTGCGGGTTTAACGTCTGCGATGGTTTCGTAAAGTTCGTGGATGTTGATGCGTTCAGCTAGATTTTCCTGCGTCATTATTTTGCTCCTTTTGCATAGACGATGCTTTCCGTAACACACGCGAGTGATTGAGGGCTCGCCTCGCGTTTGCTACATATTCATCGTTAATCTCGAGGCCAATTACATGATCGGCTCCGAGGGCTTCTGCGGCCCGCAGCGATGACCCACCACCGCATGTCGGATCGAGAAATCTGGTGTTGCTATCAACAAACATCTGGAGAAAGTGTTTTAGCACTGGCTCGGGTTTGGTGTGGGGGTGATGCTCCTTGTTTGTGGGGGATGCGATGGCGTTGCTAACAGGCTTGACGAGCAGGCGATCTTCACGGCTTGCAATAAGCGCTGTTTCGTAAATGCGTCTGGGTTCGCGCTTGGGGTCCGGCACAATTCCCACGTTGTCGCTCTTAACCCATACAAGTGGGAAATTGCAGAATGAAAGGTTGGGCGCGAGATCTGCGAACATTTCGAGCGTTCGGGCTTGGATTTTGATGTCGCCTGACAGCCAAAACACAAGGTGGCCGCTGTGTGCCATTACACGATCCAGATTGGCACACAGACATTCGATCAATTTCACGTAAACGTCTGCGCCATCGTCGTAACCGCTGGTGGTGCGCTTGCCAGACCATGCGCCGCCAAAAACATTCACGCCGTAGGGGAAGTCGCAGTGGATCAGGTTGAAAGGTTCTCCGCGATAGGCTGGAGCCCATTCGAGGAATGACTGCTGGAGAATGGACTGCTCGGCGGGGGTTATGAGAGGGGTTTGACGGGCGGATTTCGGGGGGCCGTCCGGCGCGTGGCCGGTATGGGGGGTTTTTTGGCCGGTGGTTGCGTCTAAAAGGTCGTCTAGGGGGTTACTACCTTCCGCCCCTTCAAGGGCCTCATTAGCCGCCGTTGTGGCGCTATGCAAAAGGTTGCTAATCGCATCCGACGCGACCCGTTCATCCTCTCTGGAGATAAAGTTATAGGCCCGTGTCGCAGACTCCATCGCCCGCACGTTATCCCGGTGAAGTTCCTTGGCGACCCGGCAGCACCGCTGCACCCACGCAGGGCTATACCCCAGATTTTCGGATGTTTTGGTGTAATTCCAGGTTTCGCCATTCTGTTGCGTCAAAACGTCATGGATCGAGGCCATGGCGATGCACTGGTCCTGCCACCCCAAATCCTTCCGACGCAGATTTTCTTCGAGTTCGACGACACGCTGTTCGATTGGCGAAAGGTCGCCCAGCAGTCTGGCAGGGATGTCCGCAAGGCCCAGCTGTCGGCTGGCCGTGAAGCGCCGTTCGCCTGCGATTAGTTTGTAGGGCTGATTGGCGGGGCCTTCTTCTGCGATAACAATAATCGGGACGAGCACCCCGTTACGCGGAATGCTTTCCAAAAGGTCGTCGATAATGATTTCTTTTCGCTGGCGTGACCCACGGTCAATCCAGATGTCTTTAAGGGAAATGTCCATGGTCAATCCTGCAAGGTGGAAGGAAGGGGCGAGTGCCCCTTCCTGTTAGTGCAAAGCGTGTGGGTTACTCGCCCTTAACGCTCTTGATGTTGTTGCGCGGCGGATCGTCCGGGCGCTCCGGGTTGAAACGCTGCGTGATGTAAGCGATGACGCTCTGCCCGACTGCCTCCGGGATCAGTTCGTCAAACGTCGAACCAGCAGTTTTCATACCAAGTGACTCCAGAAAATCTTTCAGACGAAAGCGCGCGTCGGGGGTCAGGTAAAAATCCGTGGACATTTTACGAGCGGAAAGGTCGATGTCTGCGAGGTCCTTGGGGTCAACATCATCGCTGGCGGAATGAAACTTCAAGCCGAAACGGACGTAGGGAGTTTTGTTCTTGTTGTTATCGCCGTATTCGAAAGAAGCAATATTGCCGTGATAAGTGCCTTCGGGAAGGGCAGCAGGAGCCTTTACTTCGTCAAGGTTTACAGAGAGCAGTTCTTTGAAGTTAACAGACATGATTTACTCCATAGTGATAAACCCCGTGAGGGGCTGGTATTAGGACCTTTGGTCCTAATTTCGGACCGCTGCGAAATAATCGGCCAAGCCGGTTTCTAGCGGATAAGACTGCGCGACTTTAGAAGGCGCGGTGTTTTTGCACTCAATCGTGCCTTGGGAGGTCGTGAATATCTGACGTTTGAGATTTTGCCCACGGCCAGATGACTGCGCGAGCAAAACCGTGTTGAAATAACGCCCGACTTTCGGAGGTAACGCTTTTCCCAATGTGTTCGGGTAGTAACGCTCCGGCCCACTTTCATCTCCCATCGGTTTGATGTGGCAGTTGATTATCACGTTGCACTTTACGGACTCGTCATACAACATGCGTAATAAATTCTCGACGAGGACTTGAGCAAGTCCCCAGTCGGACTGGTGAGGGTGCTGGCCGAGGCGACCGTTCATGGCTAGGATGTAGGAAAGCGCTGCGTCCGAAAGCATTGTCAGACTGTCGATGACAAGGACTGTCTGGCCGTCCCATGTCGTGATAGCGCCGAGATTGGTGTCTCCGTCTTTCCAATCGCCCAGCATACCCGTGGTGCGCTGCCAAACGCTGGCCTTTGCCGGGATCAATTTGCCGCCGACATTTTTCATGGGTTCAGTGATCGTCACGTAGTCCACGTTCGCAATGCAGTCCTTTTTGTAGCGGCCTGATGTGAGAAGGTCGCGCAGCACATCCACGCCGTTGTCGAGGTCGAGAATGCGGATTTTGTAACCGGCGTCTGCGAGCGAGGCGAGGGCTCCGGTCTTACCGCTTCCCGAGTCCCCAACAAAAAGCAACTTCGTGGTGTCTGCGGAGTGATGGTCTTTAAGGGATGGCATTTGTGAAAACCTTTGCGATTTGATCTGCGAGATTACGTGAAGGTGTGGTGGCGACTGCGATCCAGGTTTGGGTTTTGCGATCATAGACTGTGATGATAAAGCCATCGTCAGAATGGCGGGCGATGTGGACGCTCATGGGGCACCTAATTCAGCACCTTCATTCAGCCCTTCGTTATAGGCTTCCTCTGCCTCGCGTTCCGCGTCGAGCAAAATGATGTCCACCATTGCTTTCACACTGTCTGTGCGTTCGGCTTCGCTGAGAGCAAGCATATATTGATAAGCAGTTTTCATCAGATGTCTCCGCGAACCTTCAAGGGGTCCCAAATGCGCTTGGTGAAATCTGCGCGAAGCCATTCGTGGCGCACAGACGGCGGGAGGCCGCAGATTTTGCGGAAAGGGCAGCCGCCATACATGCCACATGACTTATCGTTCATCGGCCAGTAGTCGTTCGCTGCGAAAAGTTCCGCCATAGCGATATACTGACCAAGATCGTAATACCATTCTTCGAGCCCAGACTCTGTGCGCGGCACAACGCCTCGCAAAAAGCGCGTGAAGGTCTGCGCGATCTGCGCGCCATCAACAATAATTCCCTCGATCTGCACGTTGTAAACGATCTTTCCGGCGATGGCGTAAAGCGACATCTGGTTGTCAGGCGTGAACTTGTCGAAAAACGACTGGTTGATCGTGGACTTTGTAGTTTTACGGTCGAGCACAAATGCTTTGTCGTTTAGCGTGGCGAGGCGATCCAAATGCCCGCACAACAAAATGCTTTCGCCCTTGCTGCTGGCGTAGCCTGAGTCAAAGCGGAAAGATAGTTCAACTGCGGGTTTGCCGTTCGCCAACTTCACCGTTTCAATCGGATCGTCTTTGAACTGGTCGAGATACCACACAATGCTGCGCAGGAGGGTGAGGCGATTTTTGTTCGGGTCGTCTGAAATCCACGGACGATTTTTTTGCTCGTCCCAGGTGATTGTCAACACATATCTAACCACTTCACGCAGCGCTTCGTCATAACCCATGCCGCCAAAGCGCAGATGGTCATAGCGCTCGAGCGCGGAGTGAAAGTGCAGACCAAACGTGAGGTGCACGGAAATCTCGCGTGGTTGCCATCCTTCAAGGATTGAAAGCTGGTAATATCGCGGACACGTCTTGAAAGCGCCGATTGACGTGGAGTCCCACGCAAACTGAAAACGCGGCGAGATTTGCGAAAGTGAATTGTTGACGACTTCTGACATGGGGAGTCCCTGTCCTGTTATTTGCGAGGATCGCTGCCGACCTGAACCATGCGGTAGCCATTGACCAGCATTGCTTGAATGTTGTCGTGCTGCCCGCGAAGAAACATCGTGTGCGCGATTAGACGCTCGATCTTTTCACTTGCTTCATCGCCAAGCCATGTTGACGCCTGCTGCCGAATGTCTTGCACAAGTGCATCTAATTCTTCTTTGCTCAGCATGTTTGGCCTCAAAAATTCAGATCAATGTCTTTGAGCAACTCGTCTGCGGAAAGGATCGGCCCTTTCTGGCGTGGCGCTTTTTTGGGTTTCGGGGCCGCTTCCTGCGCGGCGAACTTTTCCCTTTGCGCTCTTAGATACTCGATGATCCGGTCGGCTTCTGCGTCTGTGATCTGGGGCGCACGGTTCATCAATTCTTCGAGGCTTGCAGGGGACGCTTCTTCTAAAATCTTTTCCCCAATCTGTTCCGCGTTAGCCGTCGTCGATGAGGGCTGTGATGCTGGGGTCGAAGGCGACTGACTTTGCATGGGCTTTCCTCTTTATTTGCTGCAGATAAGCGTGAATGATGAGTCGTAGGGCCTTGGATCGACCAACTGTCCGAATGCCTTCGCGGCAAAAAAGCTGGTCAATTTCTTCCAGGTCCTTCGTGAAAATGTGAAAGTGGATTTTCGTGGTGTCCTCAGAAAGCCGAGCGGCCATTTTAGTCGTCTCCTAAAAGGTCGGCTAAGTTGTAAAGGGGGCCGTCACCCTGTGGGTTATTTTTTAAGGCGTCCACACTCGGCGGTTGCGCCTGCACTTGAGGTCTGTCGGTTTTCACGATCCAGATATGTGTCGGTGACGTGGGGGAGCGGGAGATCTGCAAAATGTCAAGGTCCGGGTCTTTGCGTTTTGCTGCGTAAAGGCGTTGGAGTGACATTTGATAATTCCCGAGCAATTCGACTTCGATTCCATAATCGGAATTGAAAGCGTCGTATAAAATCTCGAGTTCTTTCGACATGACACTCTTTCAGAAAAAGAAAGCGGGGGCAGTCCCCCCGCTCGCCAGTAGTTTCAGAGTCCCATCGTCTGGCTGACGGGAAAGCGGGGAGGGAGGAAACGAAACCCCGCTATTCGCAAAAGGCCCTTGACCTTAGAACAGATCTGCGAGAAGGTCGCCAGCGATCTGACGAGTCGAATTGACACGACGCTCCGCTTCCTCACGGATTTCCGGCTTATGGTGCAGAACCTTGGCGATGTATTCGGCCAGCTGGTCGGCAGAGTAATCCGAGGGGTTTCCACCCTTCTTGCGGATAGCGGCCAGAACCTGCTCCTTGGCGATCTTGTTCGCCTCTTTCGCAACCGGATCGGCAGCAGCCTTCGGGGTGCGGACCGTGAAGCTGTAAGCATCGGCATACGCCTGAAACTCTTTCGACAGCGCAGCGGCGTCAGCGTCACCAGCCTCAATCGCCTTTTTAATCTTGGCGACCAGCGAGGTACGGATATTGTCAGCGAGAACGTGGTTCAGCTTGTCAGCCTCGAGAGCGGTCAGCACATGGCCTTCCGCGTAAGGCTGCGCCACGTTGACGTTAACGCCATGCGGCAGCTTGAGAGTGCGATTTGACATACTTTTGGTCCTTTGAATTTTAGGATTGTGGGTTGCCCCTTTGACGATTGAAAGTGCCATAAGGTTTGACCCATTGCAACTAAAAAGTCGTTCGCTGGACAAAAAACTTAGGGCCACTTAAAACCGCGTAGCTGATGGGCTTCACCATCCATTCCACCCACACAATGCAATCAGCCTTCCGGGCTTTTTCAGTTTCCATTTCGGTGCAGCCTTTTGGGCTTCTGTTAAAACATCGGGCTTGGGTGCAGGCTTCGCCTTTGGAGTTTGCTCGCCCATTTGCGCACGAGCGAGTGCGGCCTTTGCAGCGGACGCTCGCACAGCTTTGACTTGTGCTTCGCGCCGTTGCTGAAGGCGCTTTGCTTTTTGTTCTTCTGTAAGTTCGGGTTTGTTTTTGGCTCGCCTTGCCCGCGCAAGTTCAAGTGTGCGCTCACGAAATTCTGGATCATTAGCGTATCGTTCCTTTGTGCGAGCTGCGCGTTGCTCTTTGTGTTCGCGGTTCCAGCGACGATTGATTTCTTTTCGGCGCTCTGCGCTTTCCGCTTTCTTTTCTTCGCGAAGGCGCTCGAGTTCCGCGAGTGTTTCAGGCGGAAGGTCGAGTCCTTTTTTGCGTAAGCGGTAACGAGCGGAATGCAATCGCGCTTTCTCGCGGTTTTCCTCTCGCCACGATTTTTTATCGAAGGCCATGGAATAACTCCTTGGGGACGCAGGCGAAACCGATTTTATAACCGAGTCCGCCTTGCGCGCTAACAGTTTTTCCTGCGTTGTCACACGCCTCTTTCGAGACAAACTCATGCGAGGTCGTGGCGATGTTCGCTCCCACAAACCAAATTATCAAAACCCATGCAGGCATCTTACTGCTCCTTTTTGCTTTCTGCGAATTTTATAAATGCTTCGTAAACGCTGGGCTCGAGGTAAACGAAGTGATCGCCCTTGAGTCGCGGGGCGCGGAGACAAAACTGCCACCCGTCGAATGAAACGTAAAGACCGTCTCCAAGATATGTTTCGTTATTCATCGTTTTGCTCCTGAGGATCGCTTGCGAGGGCTTGATAGGCTCGTTTCACGCGAACGCGGTTGAGGATGTTTGCGACACTGCCCGGTTCGACGCCGACAGCTTCTGCAACTTGCTTTCGAGTCTTGCCGTCGTTCACAAGTTTTTCCACGAGCAACTCGCGTTCGGTAATGGGCAAAGCCTGGACTTCTTTCACCCAATGCGCGCTGTGTGATGGGTTCTCGATGAGAGGGACAGCTTCGGGCGATTTGTATTTGTGGTAGAAGTCAGTTCCCTCACCCTCAAGCCACTTCAGTCTCGGGATGGAAAGAAGCATGTGGCGCTGTGTGCTTCCCGCAGCGACACCTTCCGATTTGAGCCCCGTGACGACCGGGACATATCTGCTAACCTTCTCGATCTTCACTTTTCTCTCCTAAAGCGGCGCGGGCGGCGCGGAGGTCGGCTTCTTTTACAAAGACTGTTATATACTCAGCAACATTTACTGGGTCTTTTGGGTAGCTCACAAATGGCTTCATTGCTGACCGCAGGTTCAAGAATT